ACACCACATTCCCAGGCTCGCATTCGGGCACTATTCTTCGTCGAGGTGGTCTGATGGCACGCGGTCGAATCCCGCAGCCGAACGCGGTGAAGCTCCTCAGAGGGGACAAGAACCTCAATCGCATCCTCCCGACCCCTGAGCCGGACGGTGCTCCCATCCAGCCAACGGGCATGACCGCCCGAGCGAAGGTCGTGTGGGACAGAGTCATCCGCTCTATGGCGAAGTCGGGCGTGCTGGCCGAGGCCGACAGCGATGTGCTCGCGGCATACTGCGAGTGCGTTGCGCGCTGGCAGATGGCGCTGAACCGCTACAAGCGCGAGGGTCTGTGGCGCAAGTATGTCGGTGCGGACGGCGAGGAGAAGGAGATGGCGAGCAAGGCGGTCCCGCTTCTCCAGACCGAGGGTGACAGGATGCGGCTCATGGCCAGCGAGCTCGGCCTGACGCCTGGCGGACGCGCCCGATTGAAGGGCATGGGTAAGCTCGCAGAACCGAAGGATCCATTCGGCGAGTACATGAATGGCACTCGCTCCGCCACGGGCTGACGCGGTCCGCAGCTACGCGGATTCGGTCCTCAGAGGCGACGTCCTCACCTGCGAATACGTCAAGCTGGCAGCCAAGCGACACCTACTTGATCTCGAGCGCACCGACCTCGTATGGAATCAGCGTGCGGCGGATCACGCTCTCGAGTTCTTCCCGCGATTCCTGCGGCTGGCCGAGGGTCGACATGCGGGTCAGCCGTTCGTGCTGGAGCCGATCCAAGAGTTCATCGTGGGCAGCCTCTTCGGCTGGTACATGCCGGACTCGACGCGACGGTTCCGCGTGGCCTACATCGAGATGGCGAAGGGCAACGGTAAGACGCCGCTGGCAGCGGGCATCGGACTGTACGGCATGATGGCCGACGACGAAGCTTCCGCCGAGATCTACTGTGCTGGCGTGACCAGGGATCAGGCGAACTACATCCTCACCGATGCCAAGAAGATGGGCGAGGCCAGTCCCGATCTCCGGAAGCGACTGGACATCCAGGCGCACAATCTGGCCGTGCTCGAGACGAATAGCTACATGCGCGGCGTGTCCAGCGAGGCGCGCAGCCTGGATCAGAAGCGTGTCCACATGGCGCTGATCGATGAGATCCACGAGCATCCGAACGATCTGGTCGTCCAGAAGATGACGGCTGGCACCAAGGGACGGGAGAATCCGCTCATCATCGAGATCACGAACGCGGGCTACGATCGTCACTCCATCTGTTGGGCACATCATCAGAACTCGGAGGCCATCCTCAAGGGCACCATCCAGAACGACGAATGGTTCGCGCTGATGACCGGCTTGGACGAGGGCGACGATTGGGCGGACCCGGCAGTGTGGCCGAAGGCGAATCCGCTGATGGGCGTCAGCGTCACCGAGCGGTATCTGAAGGGTCAGATCCAGTCGGCGCTGGACATGCCCGCCAACATCAACATCGTCAAGCGTCTCAACCTCTGCGTCTGGACGGACGCCAGTCGCGGCGCGATTGACCTCGCGAAGTGGGACGTCGGCGCGGTGCCGCTGCATCTCGAGCCGGGAGCCACGGTCTACGGCGGTCTCGACCTGGCAGCGACCACCGACCTGACGGCGTTCGTGCTCCTGCGTCAGGACGAGGCCGGATGGCTGGACGTGCGCGCTGAGTTCTGGTGTCCTGAGGAAGGCATCGAGCTCCGCTCCCGACGCGATCACGTACCCTACCGGGAATGGGCGGACGAAGGCTGGATCATCCCGACGCCTGGCAACATCACGGACTACGACAGGGTGCGCGCTGATGTCATGGATATGGCCGAGCTCTACGACGTGGCGGAGATCGGCTACGATCGCTGGAACGCGACGCAACTGGTCACGCAGTTGACCGGCGATGGTGCCACGATGGTGCCGGTCGGTCAGGGCTACGCGAGCATGACCGCACCGACCAAGGAGTTTCTCGGAGCCGTCACGGCTGGCAAGATCCGGCACGGCGGGAACCCGGTGTTACGTTGGATGGCTTCCAACCTCGTTGTCGAGACGGATCCGGCAGGTAACATGAAGCCGAGCAAGGTACGTTCTACCGAGCGTATCGACGGGATGGTGGCGGCGATTCTGGCGCAGTCCCGCATCTCGGCTCCGCATGAGGAGGAGTTCGTGTCCGTCTATGAGCAGCGCGGCAGGCTCCTCGGGTGACGCTCCGCGAGTGGTGGACCGCATACCTCGCGCGGGACGGCACTGACCGCGAACTTCTGGCAATCCTCGGGCTGATCATGCTCGGCTTCGGTCTGGCGCTGGCCTGGCTCCCGCTCGCCTTCATCGTTCCGGGCGCGTTGCTCGTGCTCATCGCGCTCGGCTTCACCCTGCATCGCGGAGGTTCCTGATGACGGCGCTCGGCCGAGTACTGGCTCTCAACGATACGGTCACGCCATTCACCTCCGATACCTGGAACGACCAGTACTCGGCCTACCGCAATCGCATCCCCGGCTGGGACATCGACTCCGACATGGCCATGAAGCTCGCCGCCGTGTACGCCTGCACCGTGGTAATCTGCGAGACCCTGGGCACGCTGCCGCTGAACATCTACGAGCGGCTGGCCGATGACGCGCGTCGTCTTTCTGGGACGCATCCTCTCCAGGAACTCTTGCACGATCAGCCGAACAGATACCAGACGGCGGTTGACTTCCGAGAGATGATGACGGCCATGGCCATCTTCCGTGGCGTGGCCATCGCTGAGATCGTGCCTGGCGTGCGAGGACCGGTGGATCAGCTCATCCCGCTGCATCCGGACTGCCTGCGACGCGAGGTATCGGCGAGCGGCGTGCGCTACCGCTACTGGGATCCGAAGCTCAAGCGCGAGCGCATCCTCTTGGAAGGGGATCTGTTCCGCATCAACGGACGGTTCGGCAAGTCCGTCCTGGACTACGCGCGTCAGTCCTTCGCCCTGGACCTCAGCCTCCAGGGTCATGCCAGCTACACGTTCGAGCATGCTGCGCGACCGACTGGCGCGCTGTCCCATCCGAAGACCCTCAGTCCGGCTGCGCGTGCGAACATCCGGGACGAGTTGGATCAGTACGCGGCAGGCGGCGACAAGGCGGGGAAGCCGCTGCTCCTGGAAGAGGGCATGACCTGGGAGACCATCGGTCTGAGCAACTCCGACTCGGAGTTCCTGGCCATGATCAACTTCGGCGTGTCCCAGGCGAGTCGCTGGTTCCGCGTGCCGCCGCACAAGATCTACGCGATGGAACGACAGACGAATAACAACATCAGTCAGCTCGCCGTGGACTACGTCACCGACAGCATCCTGCCCTGGGGAATCCGCTGGGAGCAGGCCATCAGGCGCGACCTCATCATCGCGAAGGGACGCTTCTTCGCGGAGCATCTGGTGGACGGTCTTCTGCGTGGCGATACCAAGACGCGCTACGCGGCCTACGCCATCGGGCGGCAGTGGGGATGGCTCTCTACGAACGACATCCGTCGCAAGGAGAACATGAATCCCGTGCCTGGCGGGGACGACGACTACCTCGTGCCTGCCAACATCACCGGTCGCCCGACGACCGCCATCCCCGGCACCTCCGCCTACCTTCGCACCCTGGTCAAGGACGCGGCGGCGCGAGTGGTCCGGAAGGAGACGGCTGCACTCGAGAAGCTGGCAGCCAAGAACGGCGAACGTGCCGATCTGGTCAACGCCTTCTACGACGATCACGCGCGGTTCGTTCAGGACGTTCTGCGCATCCCAGCGGGCGACGCGAAGGCGTATGCTGAACGACGTGCGCTGGCAGCCATCACCGGAACGGATGACGAAGCACCGGAGGCGGAGCTCGTGGAACTGGCGTTGGATCACTCGAAGCTACTGACCGAGGGAGCAGCATGAAGTACTCACACATCGCCGCGCTCGTCTACGGGAAGCCATGGGCGATCCTTCCCGAGACCTACGACGTCATCGCAGAGATCGCCAGCTTCCGAATCCTGGGCGGGCATCTGACCGACGACGAGATCCAGGCGCGTCTGGCGGCGGCACCGCAGCGCGAGCGAACCGACAGCGGCGCAGGCGTCGCCGTCCTGCCGTTGCAGGGTGTCATCATGCCGAAGGCCGATCTCATGACGGCCATGTCCGGCGGAGCCAGTCTGACCTCGTTCATGCGGACCTTCCGGCAGGCCATGGCGGATCCCGAGATCGGGACCATCCTCATGGATATCGACTCCCCTGGCGGACTGGTGGACGGCGTGCCGGAAGCGGCGGCTGAGATCCGCGCCAGTCGCGGTCAGGGAACTCGCATCGTGGCGCACGCGAACACGATGGCTGCCAGCGCGGCCTACTGGATCGCCAGCGCAGCGGACGAGCTCGTGGTCTCCCCGAGCGGTCAGGTCGGTTCCATCGGCGTGCTGATGCAGCATGTGGACGATAGCGAGAAGGACGCCAAGGAAGGCATCAAGACGACCCTCGTCACGGCTGGGAAGTACAAGGGTGAGACGCAGCACGGTCCCCTCACGGACGAGGCGCTGGCCTATCAGCAGGACATCGTCGACGAGTACTACGGCATGTTCGTCAACGACGTGGCGCGCGGTCGTGGCGTGAAGGCCAGCGACGTGAAGGCTGGCTACGGGCAGGGTCGCATCGTGATGGCGAAGGGTGCCAAGAACGAGGGGATGGTCGATCGCATCGATACCCTGGACGGCACCATCGGTCGATACCTGGGACGTGGACCGACTGCCGTCGAGGGTTCTGGCATGACCATGGCTCAGTTCGCAGAATGGGCGCACGACTTCAGTGCCTCTGGTACTGGCACCGTCGACGTGATTGTGGAGCCGCAGCCGGACGAAGAGGCCGAGGCTCAGAGCTCGGATCTGGCGTCCTCAGGAGAGCTCGAACTCGCGAAGGCGAAGCGTAACCGCTCGCGGCGGTGAGTCGGGTCGACTTCTTCGCTTCGCGGCCGCACTACCGGGAGCACCTCTGGCCGATCTGGCGGCAAGTCGGCTACCAGCATCGCGGCACCTTCAACGCGACGGCAGTCGGAGACAGACCCGTGGTCGTGGCCAGTCACGACGATCTGGTCACAGTGCGGGACGCTGGTCGGAAGAACATCGCCCTGGCGCAGCACGGCATCGGGCAGAGCTACAGCCGACCGCATAGCGGCTACCCTGGCGGAATCGATCAGGAGGACGTCGGTCTGTTCCTGGTCCCGAATCTGACGGCGGCTGCGCGCACCCGAGGCAAGTACCATACGGCGAACATCGAGGTCGTCGGCAGTCCCCGCCTGGAGGACGTGCCGCATCGGCTCGGTCGCCCTGGCCGCACCGTAGCCATAAGCTTCCACTGGCGCTGTCGGGTCCAACCGGAGGCGGGCACCGTGTTCGACTGGTACAAGAGAGTGCTCCCGGATCTGCAACGCAGCTTCCACGTCCTCGGTCATGGCCATCCGCGCATGATCGAAGAGCTCGCACCGCACTACCGGGACGCTGGCATCCCCATCGTGGAGAGCTTCGACGAGGTTGCCGCACAAGCGGATCTTTATGTATGCGACAACTCCTCGACCATCTTCGAGTTCGCCTCCACCGGTCGTCCGGTCGTGGTGCTGAACGGTCCGCCGTACCGACGGGATACGCAGCACGGACTCCGCTTCTGGGAAGCTGCCAGAGTGGGACTCAACTGCGAGCATCCGGACAGCCTGGTCAGGACCATCGAGGCGGCGCTGGATGACCAGGAGCAGCGGCAACGGGAGGACGCACTGAACATCGTGTACGCGCATCGGGACCGACCAGGGCAGCGCGCAGCCGAGGCCATCGTGGCATGGGCGTGAAGACCGTCATCCTGGTCCCGAGGCGGGAAGGCTTCGAGCAGCGCGACGCGACCTGGCGATGGGTGAAGGCGTGGTGGCAGGAGCACCTCCCAGAGTTCCCCATCATCGAGGGTCATCACGATCTCGGACTCTTCAATCGTAGCGCGGCGCTGAACACCGCATCCAAGCTGGCCGGGGACTGGGACGTGGCCATCGTCATCGACGCCGACGTGGTCTGCGATCCGACGCACGTCCGGGACGCGGTGCAGATGGCCATCAAGGATGGACGGATGGTCGTCCCGTTTACGGTGCGGCACAATCTCAACGAGCCTGGCAGTCGCAAGATCATGGCCGGGGACATCGGTCCCTGGGAGGGCTACATCGCCCGCAACTACTACGATCAGCACTCGTCGGTCGTGGTCATCCCGCGCACCGTCTGGGATACGGTCGGCGGATTCGACGAGACGTTCGCCGGATGGGGCATGGAGGATACGGCGTTCGCCTGCGCCGTCACGGTTCTGGTCGCACCGCTGCATCACATGGAGGGGGAGGTCTGGCACTTCTGGCACGAGACCGCTCCCGAGGGTCACGTCCGGACCCCGAGTGCGAACGCCAATCGGGCGCGCGGCGCGAAGTATCAGGCTGCCATGGCGACCGGCGACGCGGACGCCATCCGGAAGTTGATCGGCGGTAAGCACGAGCCGTTCTCGGAGCGGACCATCCCGCGCATCTTCCATCGCGTGGTGCCAGCGGAGACGACGCACGAGGTGGAGGTCTGGTGGAAGGAGCTCCAGAAGCTGCATCCCGGCTGGAGGTTCATGACGCATCGAGATCCGCTCATGCCGTCCGAGTGGCCAGAGACCTCCGGAAGCTGGCGACTCTGCACGAGTGGCGCGCAACTCGCCGGACTCGTGCGGCTGGAGGCGCTCTACCGCTACGGCGGCATCTATCTGGACAGCGACGTGGAGCCGTACCGTAACTTCGAGGCGCTGCTCCCGCTGGAGGCGTTCGCTGCCTGGGAGGATGACAAGGTCGTGCCGGACGCGGTGCTCGGCGCGAGGCGCGGGCATCCAGCCATCCAGGCGTGCATCCGGATGGCCATCAAGGAGGTTCGTCACGGTGCCTGGAACAGCGGACCCGGCGTCACGACGAAGGTCCTGCCGAACCGTCCGGACGTTCTCTTGCTCCCGCCTGGCAGCTTCTATCCGTACCACTACAAGGAGAAGGACCGTCGCAACGAGGACCATCGCAAGACGCAGCCGTGGTCGTTCGCGGCGCATCATTGGGCAGGCTCATGGCTGCCACAGAAGGACTAGCAGGACTCAGACTCCATCCGTCCCCGGACATCGTGTCGGACTGGATCCGCACGACCGGCACGTTCTACGAGCAGGACATCCTGGACTACGTGGCGGCGACGCAGAAGCGGGCAGGCGTCATCGTGGACGTGGGAGCTATGATCGGCAATCACACCGTCTACTTCTCACGTTACCTGGAGCATACGGCCATCCTGGCGTTCGAGCCACTGCCGGATAACCTGGCTCTGCTGGATGCTAACGTGCGCTCGCTGGATACCGTCCAGGTATTCGGGCAGGCGCTCTCAGACCGCTGGGGATTGAGTCACATCGCGGCGGTGCCTGGCAACTACGGCCATGCCATGCTCGGGCAACTCGGGACGGTCGTGCGCACCGCGCGACTGGACACGCTGCTCCTCGAGAACGTGACGCTGCTCAAGATCGACGTGGAGGGTCACGAGCCGGAGGTGCTGCGCGGTGCCGCCGAGACCATCGCGCGGTGCAAGCCGCGCATCCTCATCGAGGATTGGACCGGCACCTACGCCTCACTCCTCCCCGAGTATGAACTCGAGAAGGAGTGGGAGGTGGCGCATCAGACCTTTCTGTTCAGGCCGCTGAAAGACTGACCTCGCTGCGGCCGAAGGCCATGACCAGATGACCTAGCTTGACGTAGACGTTGTCCTTGTCCGCGCGCACGACCGGGAACGACCGGAGGTAGAAGGTGCTCTCGGGATTGACGACGAGGGCGTTGCGCCGGATCGGGATGATGTTACTCGTCACTGTCCTGCTCCTTGTAGCGCTCGCATGAGCATGCGTATGGGCTGACGTGGTCGGTGCCGATGAACGTGAACGGACTGCGGCATCCTTCGGGACCGTGCTCGCTGGCTGGATGACCGCAGCGGCAGATGTCCTGGACGTGGCCGACGTAGGCGCAGACGTGGAAGCTGTGATGCACTGCGCACCACTCGCCGACGAACTGGAGTGTCATCGTGCCGCCTCCGACGCGCCGACCACTGCGTCCTGGAGGAACCGGGCGGCGGTGCTCATCTGGGTCATGATCTCTTCGTAGCCGTTGGGGTCGCCGTCCTGGACGTCCCAGGTCTCAAGAGCCTTCTGCGCTGCGCTGAGGCTGTCCACCATCGACTGGCCAGCGGTGGTGATGGCCGCGACGCACGCGAGCCATCCGTCGGACGTGTCCCCGATCGGGGAGTCGTGCTTGAGGCACCAAAGGAAGTCACCGGTGTCGCGGCGGCAGTCGCCGCCGAAGTAGAACCGCTTCCGGTAGAGCTCGCCTTCGGCCTGAGCCTCAGCGACGGCGGAGGGGTCCGCCAGGAAGCGGCGGTTCTCCTCCGCGATGGCCTGGTCAACTGACCGCTCGAGTGTCATGTCCTGGTCTCCTTCTCAGCCTGGCTGCTAGTCGTTGTAGACGCGGAGTGCCCAGCCGTCCTCGGCCATGTAGCGCGCTCCTGAGATCTCGACTTCCTCGTGCTCGCCGAGGCTGCGGTAGATGAAATGATGGAAGTGGAACTCGTCGGCGACACCGACGATGATCTTCGCTGGCCACTGGCCGACCTTCAGGCCGAGCTCGCTGGCGTCGGCGGTCCAGAGATCGAGACCGTAGGTGACGGACTTTCGGGAAACGGTGACGACTGAACCGGGATTGACTGTGCCGAGTGCCATGTCCTGCTCCTTTGAGTTGATTGTGTTGACCATGCGTGAAACATACACCCTTGCAGGCCGTAATGCAAGGGGTTCCATTGACTTTGTTCCATGAAAGTTACGCTCAGCGGTGCCATTGCGCACCACGAGGTCCGTGGTATCCTGCTCGTGGTCGGCTCCTATGAGTCGCCAGGAGGGCGCACCCGAAGGCGCGCTGGCACTGCAACCGTGTAAGCACCTTCAAGGAGGAAACCTTCCAGTGGCGAATCTCGCAGAGGTCATCAAGGACCGGATGCGCTCCCTCCAGGGTCGTGAGGATGAGCTCATCGGCGCAGTCGAGAAGGCAGGCGGCACCTTCTCCGACGAGCAGCGTTCAGAACTGGCCGACATCCAGGGGACCCTCGGCACCCTGGCCACCGACCTCACCGCCGAAGAGGCGCGTCAGCGTCGGGCACGGATCGAACCGGCAGTCGAAGGCGACGTGCCGGGAGCGCTCACCCCGCTGATGCCGTTCGCACCGGACTACGACTCGCGCAGTCTGGGCGAGCGTTTCGCGCAGGATCCGGAGTTCCGAGCCTTCATCGAGAAGGTCGCTCCGTCGGGCGAGTTCAGCAAGAATCGTCGCATCGATTCCCCGGCTGTCTCGTTCAAGAACCTCCTTCGTCCGCGCGCCATCGCTCCGCTCTCGGGCGGCAGCGCGACGCAGGGCGGAGCCTTCATCCTGCCTGGCCAGTCCGGCATCTTCGATGACAGCGGTCTCCGTCGGGAGCTCTCGATCCGCGACGTCATCACGACCGGCACCACAGACAGCGACTCGGTCGAGTACGTGCGCGTCACGTCCGAGACGAGTAACGCAGCCATCGTGCCTGAGGCCGACAGCATCGACCCGACGGACACGACCGGGCTGAAGCCTCAGTCGGATCTGGCGTTCGAGCGTGTCAACGCTCCCGTCCAGACCATCGCCCATTGGGTCGCAGCGACCAAGCGTGCGCTCGCGGACGCTGGCCAGCTTCGCACCCTGGTCGATAACTTCCTCCGCTACGGACTGGAGTTCGAGCTCGAGGAGCAGATCCTCAACGGCGACGGCAACGGGGATAACTTCGAAGGCATCCTCGTGAACGGCGATGTCCAGACGCAGGCGTTCGTCACGAACGATCTGACGACGGCTCGCAAGGCGCGCACGAAGGTGCGCACCATCGGTCATGCCGCAGCCAACGCCTACCTCCTCAATCCCTACGATTGGGAGGCGATCGACCTGGCCATGACGATGGCTGGCAGCGGAAGTAACTTCCGTCAGGCTGGCTCCATGACTCCGCCGACTCTTTGGGGTCTGCCGGTCATCGAGTCCGAAGGCATGCCGGAGGGCACCGGTCTCGTCGGCGACTTCCGTCAGATCGTCCTTTGGGATCGCGAGCAGGCGTCCATCACCGCTTCGGACGGCGTCAATAACTTCTTCCTGAAGAACCTCGTGGCAGTGCTCGCAGAGATGCGCGCGGCCATGGGCATCATTCGTCCGACCGCGTTCGTCGCGTTCGAGACGAGCAACGCGAGCTAGACCACTCGGGATCGGGGTCTAGACGGTGGCGGCTGCGGAGACGCGGTCGGAGGTTCGCAGCGCGGGTCATAAGGCGGCTCGCGCTGCGCTCCTTCTGTCCATCAAGGATCTCCATCTCGAGTTCCACGCTAAGGGCCACAAGAGTTCCGAGGGCGACGGGCGCACGGCGGCTGACATCCGTGCTGCGCTCAGGAAGGATCAGTAGATGGGTCTGAACGCGACTGCGCTGAACCTCATGTTGGATGCCCTGGGCGCAGCCATTACGCACGTCAGCCTCCACACCGACGCGGTCGGCGGCGGCAGCGGCAACGAGGTCAGCGGCGGCTCACCGGCTTACGCGCGTCAGGCGGTCGCCTGGGGAGCAGCGAGCGGCGGGGATCTCGACCTCACCGGCACTGAGGTCTTCGATGTTCCTGGCGGCTCCACCGTCCGACGCATCGGCTTCTTCGGACACCTCACCAACGCCACTCCGTACTACGGCGACGCGGACATCACAGACGAGGCGTTCGGCGGACAGGGCACCTATACCCTCACCGACGCTGACGTCACGCTGACCTGATGGCCAGCATCTTCTCCATCACGACGGAGGGCGAGGAGGCCCTGGCGGCTGCGACCGCTGAGACTGTCCTGGCCCTCATCGGCGCGACCGCCGTCAAGGCCCGCCTCGTGGAGTGGAGCATCGACTTCGACGGCGTTTCGGCCAGCGCGGAGCCAGTGCGAGTCCGCCTCATCCGACTGACCGCCGACGACGGCACGCGCACCACGACCGTCACCGAGGCTCCCTGGGATCCGGACAATCCGACTGCGAACTGCGTCGGCCGCAAGCACTTCACAGCCGAGCCGACGAAGGGTGACGTCATCTGGGACAAGGAGGTCCATCCGCAGGCTGGCTTCCACATCCAGTACCCGCTCGGTCGTGAGCCGACGCTGGATAACTCTGCGTCGGTCGGCTTCGCCATCGAGGCCACTGCTCCGGCGACGGTCAACTGCGTCGCTACGATGGCCTGGGAGGAGTGAACCTCCGCTCGGTGAGCTGACATGTTCCCGACCGTCACCGAAACTGGCGGCAACGACGCCAATAACTTCACGACTCGCCAAGTCACCATCCCCTCAGCCAACGAGGGCGATCTGCTCATCGTGTGCGTCTGCAACGACGGCACGGCTACGCAGACCTGGACGCACGATCAGGGATTCACGAACTTCGTCGATTCCCCGACCGGGACCTGGCGGATGGTCATCAAGTACCTCGTGGTCGGACCGGTGCTCGATACGACCATCACGGTGGACACGAATGCAGCGGAGCAGTGCTCGTGGTCGATCCTGCGGATCGCCAAGGGAACCTATCAGGGCATCCCGGAGGTCACGACTCCGCAGATCCTTACCAGTGCCTCGCCGAACCCGGATCCGATCACTCCCTCATGGGGTATCGGCGACACGCTGTTCATGACCGTGCTCTCGATCGACGACCCGACCATGACCTACAACTCCGGTCCATCGGGCTACACGATGGGCACGTTCCGACTTCTGAACAACAATCAGGCGGAGGGCGTCCGGTGGGGATGGAAGGCCGTCCGAGCCACGAGTGATGATCCAGGCACACACTCGCTCAATGTCGCACGCAACGTCCAGATGGTGACGATGGCGCTGCGCGAGGGCGTCAAGATGGTGGCGGCAGTGCGAGCGATCAAGCAAGCCGTCAACCGTGCGGCGGTGATGTAGTGGCGCGTGTCGGCAGAGGAGCGATCGCTCAGATCAAGTTTCGCTCCGGCGCTCAGACGGACATCGAGGAGCACACTGGCGCAGCTTCGGCAGCTTCCGCCACATCCGCCACATCCGCCACTGGCACGGCAGGCTACGCCTACGCGGCGACACCGGTCGGCGCGACCTCAGGAGCGACCGCTACTGGCCAGAAGCGCGGACAAGGTCTGGCGACCTTCGGCGTTGCCTCTGTCACCGCTGCTCAGGGAGCCTCAGAGCGCGCTGGCGATGCGACCGCAGCGGCGTCCCAGGCGGCTACCGCATCCGGCTCGACGGCACGTTCTGGCGTGGCTACCGCTTCCGCTTCCTCTGCCACTACTCAGAGCGGCTCCAGCGCCAGAGCAGGCGCAGTTCAGGTGTCGGCCGCGTCGGCCACTTCTGCCAGCGGCAAGGCGGCTCAGGCTGGTCAAGCGGTCGTGGCACACTCGGTCGCGGTGTCGGCCAGCGGCTTCTCGACGCGACGTGGTGCTGCCGCAATCGGAGCAGCGACCGACGTCCTGGCGACGGCGTTCACGTCCAGGTTCGGGGACGTCGCCCTGGCCGTCCTCTCAGAGACGCTCGCAGAGGGCGTCGGATTCCATCCAGTTCACAAGGCTTCCGTCACCGACCTCACGACCACGAACAATCCGGAGGGGACCGAGGCACCGTTCGCGGTCGCCTTCGGTCGGGACTCGGAAGTCCCTGTTCTGGCCGTGGATGAGCATGGTATGGTGGAGGCCACTGGCCGCGATCGCGGACGCGTTCGCGTCACGGGAGGCGACTCATGACCGATTACGCGCGCGGCACCGTGGTCAATCTGGAGGCGCTCTTCGAAGTCGACGGCACGCCGACCGACCCGGATACGTTGACCGTCACGGTCCAAGATCCGGATGGCGTCTCCACCGACTACGTCTACCTCACGGATGCCGAGGTCGTGCGCGACTCCGCTGGCGCGTTCCACATGGATCTGGCGACTCTCGACGGCGAGCTCGGTCGGTGGACCTGGCGCTTCCAGGGGACCGGCTCCGCCGAGGGCGTGTTCGAGGGGGAGTTCTACCTCGTCTCGAAGCTGGACCTCGTGCCGCAGCCTCCGGCCTACTACTGCGATCTGGAGGACGTGCTCAATACGTACGATCAGCGACCGGCTTCGGCGGGCAGGCAGGAGGCCATTCAGGTCAACATCGGCGTGGCCACCGAAGAACTCATCCGCGTCATGGGGAAGGACTACTTCCGGCATCCCATCGATCCGGACGACGATCCTGAGACCTGGCTCGCCGACGGCGATGGCAGCGGCATCCTCCACATCCATGAAGGGTTCGTGAGCATCGACAAGATCGAGCTCCTCCATGGCACCGATACATTCGTGGAAGCTGCCACGGGATTCATGTTCCGTGGCGCGAATCCCCGGCGCAACGATCCGATCCCGCAGGGCGAGCCGTACTACCACATCGTGTTCAATCGTCGTGGCAGCTACGTCACCTTCCCCTACGGCTACGAGACCGTGCGGCTGACGGGCGTGCGCGGCTGGCCGACCATCCCGGCGGATCTGCGCAAGGCGACCGCGACCAGGGCGCGACAGTTGACGAACGCCGACAAGACGTTCGGCGGCTCGCCTGGCACCTACGAGTCGGGCGGCTCGCCGCAGATGTACGAGATGCTGCCTGACACCTACTGGCGCTTTCTGAAGGCCGAGAATCATCGCTTCTGGTGCCATCTATGAGTCAGGTCCAGGTTCGCGGCGGCAGGGAGATTCGCGCGGCGCTGGCGAAGTACGACGATCGTGAGGCGCGGAACAAGTTGATGCGCGCGCTGCGAGCAGGCGCAGCCATCTACCGAGACGGCCTCCGGAGCGAAGCGAAGTCCCGGGACGATCTGCCGCATACGTTCTCCAAGACCAAGACGAAGTCACAGCGCGGACGGAATACCCTGCTTGTCTCAGTCAGACCGGCGAGTCCGTTGTTCGTCATCTTTGAGGAAGGCGCGGATCCGCACCAGATCAGCGGCGGCGTGATGGCTGGCAAGGGCGGCGATAACTACCGAGCTCGAGACTTCTTCGCGCGCGGCACGGTGCATCACCCTGGCATGGCGGCGCGTCCGCTCCTGGCTCCGGTGTTCGCTGCGAAGACTCCGCTGGCCGAGGCAGCCGTGGACAAGGCGTTCTTCGGATGACGCACGGCATCACCGCGACGGTCCACGACGCCATCGGCGAGGTCTGCGCGGAAGTCACCGGGATGAAGTCAGCCCATCGTGGTCGGTCTGTCCGAAGACTTCGCCGATGGGGATCTGCCGGTCATCGTGGTCGGTCTGGGCGACACGACGGTCATCACGCAGCCTGGCAACGATCGCATCCGCTACGAGTTTCTCTGCACCATCTGGCGTCCGAGGTTCCCGCTCGGTGAGGTTTACCCGCTACTGGAGGACGATCTGGATCACTTCCTGGAAGCCTTCGCGGCGCACGCGAAAGCGTATCTCCGTGAGCCGACCTTGCAGTCTGCGGTCGTGGCCTCATGGTCCGCACCGTCATCCCAGTCGATCGGCAAGGAGGAGCCGTTGCGCTGGTACTTGATCCTCCCGATCACCGTGGAGGTCGTGTGCAATGTTCCGCGTGTTCGACAGCCCGCATGAGTGGTAACGTGAACGCAGGAGGTTCCAGTCAATGAGCGGTTCCGAGAACGTCTTCCATATCCTCCAGCTCGGCCGACAGGCTGGGACCATCGATGCGCCTGGCAGCGCAGTCCCCGCTACCGTGCTTCTGCCCATCGCAGAGCCGGTCGGATTCGAACTGGATCGCGCGGCCATCTATCCGGCGCAGGACTACGGACGCAACGTGCGCAACCGGCGAGCGACCGGCTACTACGGCGTCCGCGCTGCCGGTGCTACGGTCCCGGCTGAGGTCCGTGCTGAGGACTTCATGCTGTTCCTCGAGATGTGCTACAAGGGCGACGTCGCTCCAGCGGGCGGCATCTGGGAGTACCCCTACGAGACGGGCGCTTCCACGGTCGTGCCTTGCACCTTCGAAGACGGCAACATCGATGCCACCGAGGCGCAGCATCGGCTCGTAAGCTGCCTCATCAACTCGCTCCAGATCGGCTTCGAAGATCTGACCGTCCCAGGCGCGAGTCCGTGGACGCTCAGTGCCGAGGTGCTGGCGTTCGATCGGGAGATCTCTCCGCTGACCGCTGGCCTCGAGCCGATGGCCGACGTGCTGCGTACCTTCCAGGGTCATCTGACCAAGATCTACCAGGACGACCCGAGCGTGGCGTTCGCCAGTCTGCCGGAGCTCGAGGCCACGTTGATCAGCTTCTCCCAGACCGCGCAGCGCAACTTCACTCGACGCAAGTACGGCGGCGACACCGACATCGCCGACGCCTACGGCTTCAGCGAGAAGAGCAACGCGACCTACGAGATGAAGCTGCGCATCAGCGCAGATACCAAGTCGGACTTCCACGACGTGTGGAATACCTCCGGGTCGGATATGGGCGAGCGCAGGCTGCGCATCCAGTCCAACCTCGAGGGCGGCGACTACCTCCAGATCGATGCACGGGCGGGACTCTTCGCGGTGCCATACGACGAGCGCGACGGCGAGCGCGTTTACATGGTCAGCGGCGAGTACAGCGACGACGATGACCTGGATGCCAATCACATCATCCGAGTCAAGTCGCCAGTCACAGATCTGCCTGGCTCCTAGATGAGTCGGTTCGTTGATCCGGTCGCGGACGCGCACGAGGTTGACCTCGGCAAGTGCGAGTGTCCGGGTAATCCCCATCCGTACGATTGGGCGCGCGTGCGCGGCCTCTCGTATGCAGAGCTCGGCGCGGTGGGACGTGTCGGCTGGGAGATCGGAGGCGATCATTACGACTTCAACGCTGGTCGCCTCAAGATCCTGGAGTTCGGTGTCGTATCGTGGAACTTCCAAGACTCGGCTGGTACGGTCGGTGCCGTTGACGTCGCCGCGCTGGCTCGGCTCAGGAAGGAGACGGTAGATGCCCTGGCCGCAGCCATCCAGGAACAGTCCGACTACGACGTCCCAAACGACTCCGCCGCTCCCTCTCAGAATGGGTCACAGGAGAGCGGCTCCCAGATCCCAGCGACCCGGAAGCGGAAGAGCTCTACGACCTCCTGATCATGATCGAGCGTCCTGGTCTGGCACAGATCATGCCGACGCTCACACCGGCAGCCATGACGGCGATTCGGTGGCATCTGTTCGCGGAGCGCGTATGGCCAGTGGAACTGAACGCCTGGGTGAATGAGGTGGAGTTGAAGACTCCGGAGGAGGTCCGACGCTCTAAGTCCAAGGCGCGCATGTACCTGACCAAGCTGAAGAAGATCCTCTATCCGCCAGACGAGGTGTCTGATGGGTCGTGAGGAGCACGAGCTCGCCATCCTCGTCACCGCGAAGAATCTGGCTGGCAAGACGCTCACCGGCGTCAAGGGACAGATCGGCGGCATCGAGCGGCAGGCGTCCAAGGGATTCCGGAACGCTGGTCACAACATCGAGCGATTCGCGGCGGCTGCCATCGGCTCTGCGGCGGGCATCGGTCTGGCGTCGCTGAAGCTGGCAGCGGACTTCGAGTCCGGGATGAACACGATCAATACGGTCATCAAGGTCACGCCGGATCGCATCACGGAGATCGGCGACGCCATCCGAGCCACCGCGAAGAAGAGCGGGCAGAGCATTGACGACCTCCAGGCTGCGTACTACGATCTCGTGTCCGCTGGCGTCTCAGCTTCGGATGCGCAGTCGGTCCTGAACGACGCCGTCACCCTGGGCATCGGTGGTCTGGCTACCACGACCGAGACGGTGGATCTGCTCACGACCGCCATGAACGCCTACGGGCTCACCGCAGATGGCGTCACGCAAGCGACCGACATGTTCGCTGAGGCCATCGCGCTGGGTAAGGTGAAGGCCTCTGACATCGCTGCCAGCTTCGCCACCGTGGCACCGATCGCCAAGTCCTTCGGCATCGGCATCGACGAGATCGCGGCTGCCTACGGACACATGACCGCGCGCGGTGTTCCGGCGAACGAGGTCGCGACGCAGATGCGCTCCGCCATCAAGGAGCTACTGAAGCCGAACAAGGACCTCATCGCGCTGCAAGAGAAGACGGGCATCAACTTCGCGAAGCTGGCCAAGAACAAGGGACTCGTCGTGGCGCTCAATACGATGCGCAAGGAGGCGGCGAAGGCTGGCATCCCGTTCCAGGATCTGTTCGGCAGGATCGAGGGATTCAACTTCGCGCTGTCCACGACCGGCGAGAACGCCGACGAGTATGCGGCGGCGCTGGAGAAGGTCCAGAAGAGTACCGGCGAGGCGAACGCGCAGATGGCCGAGCGCGCGCAGGGACTCAACTTCAACCTGGCCAGACTGAAGGAGATCGCCAGGGACGCGGGCATCACCATCGGTCAGGAACTGCTCCCGATGGTCACCGATCTGGCGCAGAAGCTCGTGGACTTCGCCTCCAGTCCGGAGGGCATCCAGGCTATCACGGATGTCGGGCAG